CTCCCCGCCGACTCCGTGGATTTACTATCCACTACCTCATGATATCGAGGCTGTACTTATGCTATAATCCATTCTGGGGCTTGGTAACCCTCGGTTATATGGCTAGGCATTTGTACTGAGTTTTGGCGGTTCCGCTGGGCAGGCTGCTTTGTCACCTTCATCATCTCGTCGTCGTACGAGCTCTGATGAACTGTGTGGCATTGCAGTCTGCTGTCGCGGAATTGGAAGGGTCCCTTTTAGGCGCGGATTTCTCCGTGTCTGTGATCTACAGCCAATATGCTTAGGAAAGGAGAGCTATGGCTAAAAAGCCAAAGTTTTATCCGATCCTTCCGTATGACAAACGCCAAAAGCGTAAGCATACGGACCCGACCGCTGGGTCTGTTCCATGTCTCTACAGAAAGTACGCTTACTACGAAGTTACTGGTAAAGCCACCGGCTCTACCACGAAAATCGTAGCTGACGATCGATCTGTAAATATGGGTAACAGCTCTAAGTCTAAAAGCAACAACCCAGGCTGGAGGTTACTAATTGCCAAGGGAGGAGATGCTACGTTCCCGTATTCTAGGGAACTGTACTCCTACAAGCCCATAGGCTATACGTGCTGGTCCGATAGTCCAGTTGATCGGTCTACAGGATTTGGCACGACGCATGGGGGCCACCTACTTCTTGATATGGATAACCAGGTCTTAAAGGACCAAGCACTGGCCAAACTCAAGAACAGGCTCAATGGCAGTATTGGTAACGCGCAACTGGCAGCACCTCTCGCTGAGAGCCGTGAAATTCACCGGTTAGTAAAACAGGTGAACGGCTTGACGTTAGATATGCTTAAGGCTGCGTTAGCTATTAAGAAAACAAAAGGCAAGAGTGCCGCGAAGTTCTTCGGCGATGTTTGGTTAGGTTTCGGTTTTGGGGTTCGCCCTATGATTGATGACATAACCAAGGCAGCAAATTCCATCCTGGATTACACTACCAGGGAGGATCGCCACGTTCGTGTAGCCGGCACTGCGAGTCGTGAATACACATCTGGGCGCAGAGATGCGCCTTTTGAAATTGCTTGTTATGGGCTAGCGTTGGGTGTTAACAACGCTGCGCACCATCGGCAAAGTGTTCACATAGTGGCAGGCATCGATCTTAAACTTCGGACCGCTGCTTCCTACAGTGTGTTAGACCACCTTGGGCTTGATTGGGATGGTGTTCCTGGTGCTATTTGGGAATATCTACCTTTTACCTGGGTTGTGGACTACGTTGCAACTGTAGGCCCTTGGGTTGATGATATGTTCTTTACCTTGCCTGGCTCGGTGAAGTATGTTAGTCAGTCCGAGAAGTACCAGAACGAGACAATCAACGATCCTTTCGGCGTACCTTCCTTTGGTTATTCGGGGAAGATTTCAGGTACTCCTGGGAAAGCGAATTATGTTTCGTTCACTCGCACCAAACTTGCCACACTCCCTACGCGGGCTCTCCGCTTTAAAACAGTGGATGAAATCGCGAAACACGGGTTAACCAAGATCTTAAACTTGGGATCCGTATTGGCTCAAAAGCACGGGGGACCCGGCCTGACGAAATACCGTCGAACGGTCGGAACTCGAGCTCAGAGCGGCATTATTTCTTAGGAGCCATACATGGCTTTCGCACCTGCTTCACCTGCTACAGGCGCAACGGTCTCGGGATTGACTTCCCCGACCTACACGCTTCTCGCGGATACCGCACCGAACATTAATGGTAAACAATACGCCATTAGTGCACTTGGTGGTACTCAGACGAGTGTTGACGTGAACAGCGTTTCAAAGCCGTTCACTGCTTCATTCTTCCGGCCTCCGATTTTGAGAACGTTACCGCAGGCAAACCCTGTAACGGGCATCATCAAGAATGTACCCCTGAACGTGTATAAGTACATTACACGCAAAGGAGCAGCTCCCGCAGCCAATCAGTCGATCATGGTGCCTAAAATCACTACGGTCATTGAGTGTCCTGCTGGAGTCGACACGTATGAGCCGGAGGAAATTCGCGCCATGATCAGTTGCCATTTCGGGATTGGTTGGGAACAAGCGAGTGGAATCTCGGTTACAGTGTTGACTGGTGTTCTATAAAAGGCGACAAGTGGGCCAGAGTGGTCCCGGTAGCAACTGTAACAGTTATCGCGATAGCAGTAATTGCGAATATTGTGGCAGTTGGTCTTGGACTACTTGCTCTGGTAATTGCCCACCCCTTGTAGAACCCCTTTACCGCAACGTTGCTGAAGTCCCTGAGTTTTCTAACGAGAACTTTGGGAACGTAGGCACTGAAGAGCTCTAACTGACTCTTCACCCCGCCAGGGGAGATTGCGGTTTCTTGATACAACCGTTATTTCATCGGGAGATATCCTGTGAGTAAAAGTAACGTTCCAAATAGTGTAAGCGAAGGGCGCCTTACGGCGTTCTTCGACACACTGTCAGAAGAGCTCCTTGACAAAGGTCCGCAAAACGCAGCGGTCCAGCGTCAGGTACAACGTGCCCGAAAACGTGCACGCTTCCTTCGAGAAGATCTTCAGGCGCTCGCCATTGCAGATTTCCTTGCAGTGAACGAGAGGGTAGGTGAGCTCCAAAAGAGTTCACCTCCTTCATTAGCGCTTGATCGAAGTGTTTTAGACAACGCTCGGTACTTCGTTACTAACGTTTTAGAGCGTTTCACGTCTACTTTCGATGAGTTGGCCATCCAGCAGCCACTCGAGATGTCATATCTGTTTTCAAATTGGCGTTTCGGTCCTGGCTCCAGTAATGGAGTGAAAGGCACGCATACAGCCGATAAGATTTATCAGAATATGACTTGTACCGCTCTGTGCGAACCCTTGGTTCGTAAACTGCGTGGTTCAAACCCTTACTTCGTGTCCAGAGATGGACAACAAGGAGTTGAGGGAATTACGCAGATTGAGGGTTCACGACTGACAACAGTGCCCAAAAACGAGGACACTGAGCGTACAATTGCCATAGAACCTTCTGGTAATATGTGTCTGCAGCTTGCTGCAGGCATGTACCTGGAAGGAGCTCTTAGGCATATCGGACTAGACATTCGCAACCAACAGCAAAAGAACATTGCTATGGCCAAGCGTGGATCGATTTTTGGGGATGTTGCAACCCTCGATTTGAAATCCGCTAGCGATATGATTAGTATCGATCTTGTACGTGCCCTTCTACCTAGTTCATGGTTTGACCTGTTAATAAAGCTCAGGTCACCTGTGATTACAATTCCCGGCGATGGTAAAGCTGGGAGCTTAGGTAGACAAGTAGAGCTGAATATGATCAGCACGATGGGGAACGGCTTTACTTTTCCCTTGATGACACTGATCATTGTGGCTCTAATCTACGGATACCGTGCTACTCGTGGGGGTCCCAGTCTTTTCATCGACTGGTCCAACACTTGCGTGTTCGGGGATGATATCATTATCCCTTCTCACGAGTATAGCGGCTTTGTAGACGTCTTGACAAAGGCGGGCCTTATCGTTAATCTAGATAAGTCCTTTAGTGAAGGTTCCTTTCGCGAGTCTTGTGGCGGTGATTTTCTAAATGGGGTAGATATTACCCCGTTCTATGTAAAGTCTCTTGCTAGCGAGACCGACGTCTATGTAGTAATCAACCAAGTGCTCGTATGGGCGGGTAGAGAAGGCATCTACCCGCATCGTACTTTGGCACTTTTAAGGTCGTTTATAGACGGAAAGCCCCACCTCGTACCCGAATGGATGAGTCCCAATCAAGGGATTCTTACCCTCGGGTGTCCGCGCAGGTATAGCTACCTTAGCATAGTACAGGAGATGGTTCCGCTTCCAAAAGAAGCGACACACTTCTCTATGTCCTTAGCTTGTGGTGGTTACACCGGCCCGGTTGGCGACGAATCGTTCTATTTACCTAGAAGCAATAAACCGCCTAAGGTAAAGGTTCGTCGGTCCAGGTTGCCTAACAGCTACTTGGATGGCTGGGATCCTGTTTACAGGGCCCTGCCGGCTGCTGCGTGTGCGGCGAGTTTAAGCGCCATACATTTCAGCAGCTAGAAACAAAGGGGGGTGACTTGAGTCCCAAAGCGATACGGGACTCTGGAGCTCTGCATCAC